TTCACCTGGATTCAAATCCACTGTCAAAGCCTTACAACCAAAACATCCTTCAACAAACTCAGGATGTGTACGTTCTCTATGTAAACTCATTTAGACCCCAAAATCTTTTCAATTCTTTCGATAGCATCTTTAACAGATGAACCACCGTTATTACTTAACTCACCGTCAAGTCTGTTAAGTCTTTCCATAACACCAGGAACAGAATCCCTACCTGGACCACCAGGCTCGCCTTCCCAATCCCTACGAAACTTTTCCAACCATTCCATCATAGAACGAGTCTTTCGAACTGTTGGAGCAATCACAAAAAATACAGAAGCAATCGCGCTTGCAGTTGCACCCGCTATAAGAATGTTCTCTATCATTATGTGAAGTTACTTTCCGTAATACCATTGCCACTGGCAATAAGCGCGGCTTTCTCCGTATTGTCAACTTCATATTCGTGACCACCTTGATAAACAAAAGTGGCAACAAGATACTCATCAAGAGACGGCGTACGAACACGAGTGTACGTTCCACCATTCTTAACAATACTGTCACCTCTAGAAATTTTGTAACGAGAAAGAAAATGCCCTCCACCTGCAGGACCTTCATCAACTGTTGGCGGTCTAAAAATAGGCAATTTGTTTTCTCCTTAATAAGTAAAGCCCCCAGTTTCCCAGGGGCTTTAATCTTGATTTGAATCTAATTAAGCAACGTTAATGCTTGAAGATGATTCAATTCTGTATAGAGATGCTTCGCGGTAGCGAGCAAACCCTAACATACCGTACCATCCTAATGGACGGAAACGCATTAACTTATCTGTAACAGGACCAGCAACTACGTGTGGTTCTTCAGCAACTGCTTCTGCAAGTGCTTGTTGACCAGCAAGTAAGGTACGGAATACCTTTGTTACAGGGGTTACAGTAAGAGTGTTAGTTCCAACAGTTCCAGAGTTAGCAACATCTACTGTGTAAGTAGTGTTAGTTGCTCCTACGGAAATTGCTGTAATCTTTGCACTTGAACCAACGTTGGTGCCAGAGATTTTATCTCCAACTTTAGCAAGACCACCGAAAGCAGCATTTGCTGCAACGATAGTAAATGCACCAGACGCACCGCTAACTGCTGAAGCAGTTGCTAATGATGTTTGGTCTGCACCTGTTTTGTCATTGGTCATACGTGGTGATTCAATGAAGTAAGCACCTTCGAATTGACCAATTTCGCCAGCCCAAATGTTTTGACCTTCTTGGTATTCGTGAGGAAGTCTCCAAGAGTTAGAACCTGTTTCTGTTCTAAGGTCGTGTGAAACTTCTGGATGTATTGCACACCAGTATAGGCTTCCCTTACGTGGAACTGCTTTACCTGCACGAAGTTTTGCGATTGCAAAACGAATGTCTGATGCAGAGATAATATCTTCTGCAGCAATTGTTGCACGTGAAGTTGGGTCTGATGCTCCACCTGATGCATAACGAATGTTGGTTCCACCGTTGAGAGTAGTTTGAACTACGTCATCGATTGAATCAGCCATATTGTATGCAAGGATGTTTGCAATACCTGGGTCAACATCTGTTAAAGATGTTAATTGCAGTTTACGTGTTACTAATGCAACGTTACCGTATTCATTCAAAGTAACTGATACAGATGATGTTGAAGGGATTCCTACGGCATCTGGGTCGGTTGTTTCTGTTAATGCGGATGTTGCAACTGCCAAGTCATTGTAAATTTGAAAAGTTACAGATGTACCTGGGGATGTTACGTTAACTGGACGCTTGTCCGCTACGGAGCGAAGCATCGGTTGTGAACGTAACGCAAATTCTACTAACTTATCGTAAGCCTGTACAACAAGAGATGTACCGAGCGAACCAGAGTCAGTAGAGGTATATGTATTAGCCATTTTACCTTTTCCTTAATTGATTGTTTTTATGAGCCGTAGCCACCACCAGCAGCGTGAATCATAGCAATAAGTTCTTCTTCACTTGCGTTTTCGATTCTTAAAGCCACGTCATCTGCACTAGATGGTGATTGAGCGTTTGCAGTAATAGCATCTATAGAACGAAGAGCACTCAAATTTGGTGCAACGTTCTGGGCGTTCTCTACTGCTAGACCAAAGACATCGGCATTATCAGTAATCCAACCGTCGATAACTTCAGGTGAAGCATCGATATCTGCTGGAATAAACTTTGCTATCTTTGGACTAACGCCCTTACTTTCAAGGACTGATTTGATTGTTGCCTCACGTTGTGATTGTCTAAAACCATTAACCTGAGTTTCTAATTCAGATAATGCTTTAGTTTTATTTTTCAATTCCTTACGGAGTTGCTTTAATAAATCACTATCGTTAGGTTGTTTACGAGTTTCTTCTAAATCGAAGTCTTCGTCATCTTCCCAGTTTTCTTGATAATTGTTGCTCATCGCAACGGTCTCCCTATCTGTTGTAGTTTTCGCAAGCCACAATCGTATTCGGGGAAATACAATCGGCTCTTGCTACCAGTCTTTACCGCACACAGGGGCTGGTCGGTCCTGTCGTGGTTTATGTGTTAGAACGAACCTGATGCTTGTTGGGCAAGAGAAACCGTTGAGATTCCTGATTGACCACTAAAAGCGGCTTGTTCTTTCTGTTGAAGTTTTTTACGACGCTGTGAGGCTAAACCAAAGAATGCTTCTTGTTGAAGTTCTTGTTGTAACCCAGTAGTATCTTCATTATAAATTTGTGAAAGTTTTGTAGTAAGTGGTTGAACTGTTGCAAGTTCACCAAATGCTTTTTTAGCAGTACCATAAACATCATAAGTTTTGGTTGCCTCAAGTTGTTTCTGTAAATCAGTAACTTCTGGTTCACCAAGAACACCAAGACCTGCTGTTGTTGCTGCAGCACGAAGTTGTGATTTTTGCAAACTACGCTCAAGTTCCTGAGCAGAAGTAGCACCCACCAATAATGCGGAAGCAATCTGTGTACGTTGAAGAGCAGGGTCACCAACACCATAGGTGCTGAAGTAGTTTCCTAATTGTTCTTTAAGTGCACTATCAGCGTTATCAATTTTATTGAACACGTTAACAATTCTGTCTTGCATTTCAACAGGGGACACAGCACCAGAGATAAGTTTAGAATAAGTCTCTGTACTTGCTAATGCTTCTAAACCGTTTTGTGCAAGAACATCACGATAAGTCTGTTCTGCTTGTAAGTATTCTGCAGGGGAATAAACTGCTAACCCTTTAGCAATACGTCCTTCGTTACCAATAAATCTTGTTTTGTATGCTTGAGTTTTTCTTAGTTCAAGTGCTGCTTCATCAGTTGAAACACCTTGTTCCATTAAACTTCTAATAACAGGTGCTAATGTTTCAAGACCATAACCTTTAAAAGCATCTTCAAGAATAGCGTAAGCGCTCTTACGGTCTGCTTGTGCTTGTCTTCTTAACTCTGCTGCGGCAGGGTCTTCAACAGTTGGTGTACCACCACCAGTATCAGCAGTTAACCAAGGTGCAGCACCAGCGGTACCACTACGTGCATCAGCACCATAAAGAGTAGTATTAAATCCTTTATCAAGATTAACAAGTTCATCTTTACTAATACCACCCTTAGCAGCAGCAGCAATTGATTTAAGCGCTGTAGCCTGTTGCTCTTTAGGTAAAAGTTTTGCTTGTTGAGTTAAATACGCTTGTCTACTTGGTTTTTTTTCAGTTGCCATTATTTCATCAACCCAAAATCTTTAAGAATGTTAGTAGCAAATTCGGAAGCCTTTTCTCTTGCTTGCATTGTAAATTTATAAAGAGGATTCTGACGAATAATAGTATCGTAATCAGACATCGCCATCAAAGACTGACCACTAAGAACCTTATTAACATCTAAATCAAAAACGTTCAAAGACTCTAAAGGTAATTCAAGAAGTTGTGCTTTTCTTGCCATATACTGTGAACCAATTTCTTTAACGTTTAAACCAGCATCAATATACGGCGCTAAACTTGGATAACGTGACTTAGCAATATTACGTATCTTAACAGCAGTATCATCTAAACCAGTTTTACTTAAAACAGAATTTAAAGCCATCTTACGGATATCAGTATCAGGTAAAACAATTCCGTGCTCATTAGCAAACTTGCGAATAGATGCAAGGTTATTACCAATTGCACCACCAATATTTTCAATACCCTCAGCAGGTATACGTTTACCAATAAAACCAAGGATAAGGTTTTCTCTATCTTGGTCAGTAACCCCACCAGTTGTGGTTTGAACAATGTTGCCAGAAGCATCACGGCTAGTTACTTGACGTGTTGCTCTTTTCTGTTCAAGTGTATCTAATGCTGTAAGAATAGTTTTAATTTCTTTAGCACCTGGAAGTACACCAATGTAATCGTTAAATAAAGTATTAATTAACTCTGTGCCAGTAATTTTACCTGTAAGGCTTTTGTAGACAGCACTTGTTGTTCCAGCACCTGTGCTTGTTTCACCAATGCCAGTAAAGTTACTTATATCTGTTACATCTGATTGATAAACAACATCAAGAAAAGTGTTCCAATTAGATTCAACAGTTTTAACATTAGTACCTTTACCAGTTAAATAACCTTTTTCGCTAAGTAAACTTCTTATTAAATCAAACTGACCTGATTGTTGAGCATCCATAAAAAATTGTTTTGCTCTAGTTTTAGTCATTGGAGTACCAAAAACGTTTTTAGAAGTAGTTAATCCAAGACCAGTTGACACACCACCAGTACCAGATAAATAGTTAGGTGCAAATGAACCACCAGCAGAAGGGGCAGGAGGGGTAGGGGTTGTAGGTCCGACTGTCATTATTAAATCTTCTCCAATGGGTCATTTTCTAAAAATCTATTATACCAAGCCGCAAAATCTGTATTCTGTGATTTCAAACCATTAACATACATTTGCCAAGCCTCGTTTAAATCTGCGTTATCCTGACTAGTTATACTTTTACTGTTACCGTTATATTCACGGATAGCAAGTTCTTGAACAATCTGGTCACGAGACTCAAGATAATCTTGTACAAAAACCCACGCTGGTTGATTAGCACCAACAGTGCTCATAAACTTAGTATCTTGAACAATGGCTTCAAAACCTCTAAGGGTTTCACGCCACTTACCAATTTCAAACACTTTACGTTCAGCATCCCAAGTAGGATACTCAGCAGCAATTTTTTCTATCTCAGCATCTCTATAGGCTTTGAACTGTTCACCATCATAACCAGTAAACGAATTAATACCATACTTTTTCATTTCAACATCAAGAGCATCATTCAACTGATTAAACCTAATCCAACCAGCCTTAATGTCTTGTCTGTCTACTTCACTCAGAGGGTCTAAGTTACCTCTAAAGTTTTCGGTACCACCAGGAATAGGTGAATTTTTTAATTGCCAAACATAAACTGCTTGGTCAAATTCTTGTTCAACTCTACCATCATTAGTAATAAGTTGAATTAGATAAGGATTTTCTTTAGCCAAAGCACCAAGAAGATTCCTGTTGTCTTTAGCAATATCTACAGCATTAGTTGTAAAATCCATACCAGTTTTAGATGTACCACTAGAATAAGCAAAAGTAAAATAATCTGGGTAATCTCTGTAGTAGCGTTCTGATGGAGATAGACCATCAATTTCGCCTTCTTTTTGATACTTCTTCCACAATTGAATCCAAGGTTCAAACTCTGATGCAAACTTTGGTTGGAAAGGAAGAGTTAAAGCACCAACGAAACGTAACGCCATCATCCAGTTTGCTTTACTTGATACCTCATCATAAGTTGGGGCATCAGGTCGTAAACCTTCTTTATAACGCTGTGTTTCAACAGCATAAATTCCTTGTACAGTTTTTGCGTATTCAACATCTGCTGTGCCACGCATAAGAGACTTTAAACGTTTAGCACTTGCAGGAAGAATTAAATCTAATGAAGCAGGTGAACCAGATGGACCAGCAGGTCCAAGCATAGCATCAAGCACACCACGAGCAGGAACATAAAAACCAAGTTCTTTACTTAATGTTTCATTAATATCTGGATTACGTTTTAAAAACTCTGAAACAGGTACTTGTGCAATAGGACCAAAACCTGGGCTGAACCAAGGTTCACCTTGAAAGATTAAATTTAAAGAGTTCTTAGGGAATTGAATATTAACATTATCGCCTATGCGTTTCTTTAACCATTCAGGAAGTGCTTCACCAACTAGTTGAAGTGATATGTAACTATCACCAGTTCTTTCGTCCTTTGTGATAACTCCTGCTTTTTCTGGTGCACTCCATATTAAATTAGCACGACCAATTATTGCTGGATTATCGTAAGTAAGTTTACCCCACACACGTAGAGTGTTGGCGTATGCTTGAACGAAAGGTGAAATATAACTTAAAAATTGTGCAGGACTTGAATATCTTGCAATAGTATAAGCAGTAGCAGTTGTTTCTTTCAATGCTGCACGGTGAGCAGTTTCAATCATTTTATTAAACTGACCGTTATTAATACCGCTTTTAATTTCTTTACCTGCAAATTGTTTACCGCGTCCTGATTTAACGGCTCTGTCAACTAATTCGTTTAAAGACTTTTCGTAAACAGAACGGTATAACGGATGACGAACCATTGTATCTTCAGGGATAGCACCTAAGCGTCTAAACCATTTTGAAGTAAAATCTTGATACGCTTTAACTGGACCTTGCCAGCCTTCTTTAGTTAGTATCTCTCCAGATACTTCACTTAAATCAGTTCTACCAGCAAGAGTGGTACGAATTTTTTCACCAGTTGCTTCACCAGAAGCAATTGCTTTACGAAGTGCTCTATCAGGAAAAATTCTTTGCATATCATCAGCAAGTTGGTAAGCGTGTGCTGCTATATCATCAGAGTTTAATGCAACATTTGAGTTAATTAAATCTGTTTGAATCTTTTTATCTTTTTTGGCAGCACGAAGAATACCTGTAATGGTTTCATCAATATTGTCAGACATTAAAAGTCTACGAGTTATTTCATCGTTTCGGTAAACTCTTGATAGGTCATTTAAAGCATTCCAGTATTCAGCGTTACCGCCAATTAGTTTTCCTGCTTCATCAAACACAGGTGGATAAACAGTTCCGTAACCCTTACTTGCTAATTTACCTTGTAAGTTGATTTGAGAAATTGCAAGTGGGTCACGTAATTCTATAGCACTACGGCGAACAGCAGAAGATGCTGACTTGGCATATAAACCAATATCGCCTTCAAAAACACCTTGAAGTGTCATACCTTGATGGGTATAAGATTTGTCAAATTTACGTATACGATTAGTTAAATTAAACTTTGCTTCAAACTCTTGTGCTTCAGTAGTTAATTTATTAACTGTAATTTCTAAACCTTTAATATTTCTTTGAGTTTTATTAATAGATGTTCTAATAACTTCTTTATTAGAACCCTTAGCACCTCTAGAACTCTTTTTTAATTCATCTAAAGTTTTTCTAGCATTAAATAAATCTTGTCTTGCAGCATTAAGTGTGCGTAATTGAATTTCTTCTAAATCAGCCCATTTAGCAATAGCCCTTGGTGATGTGCCAATTACTTGAGCACCTTCACGAAGTAATGCTTTTTGTTTAACTGTAGCAAGATATGAGTTTCTTGCTGATTCTTTTAGACTACGACCAGCACCACTAATGTATTCTTGAATGCTACCTATGTAACCCATTACACGCAAAGAACCTTCGGTTACGTTACGTACTGTATAACCTAAACGTAAAAGTACGCTTGGTCTCCAAACAGCATTAAATGCTTCGTATGCTCTACCTAATTCTAAACCAACATTTGAACCAAATGCTGCACGACTATTGCTGTGTGCTTGGGCTAATTTTTGGAACACTCTTAAGTTAATCATTGGAACAGAATCAGCCAACTGTGAAGAAACAAAAGGAACAATAGTAGTTGCTAAGTCATCATCAGTGTAATGACCATCTCTACGTACTTTGTCTAAAAGAATACCGCGTCTTTTACTTGTTTCGTGATAGATAACATCGGCTGTTGTTTTAATTTCAGAAGTATTAATACCTAATCTGTTTGCTTCATAAAGTATATCGCTTTGAGATAAAGGTTTATTAAAATTAAATTTAGTTGCAATTGCAGCCAAAGCATCTTTTTCAATCTTGGTAACAATTCTGCCGCGTTCAATATCGGTTGTAGCACCAACATATTTATTGATAAGGTCACGTTTAATTACTGCACCTTGAGCATTATTCCAAGGTTTAACTTGGTTAACAAAAGCAATGATTTCATCTGCTGAACCTGATGATTGGATACCTTTAGTAGCAACCCAACCTGAAGGAGTTTGACCTTGTAACCAACTAACAACACGTAATGCTTGTCCATAAGGACCAGTATTAAAATCTCTAATTCGTACATTGGTACGTTGTCTTGCTCTAGCAGCGCGTAGTTTTTCTACAGCAGCAAACTTAGAAGCACCAGTGCCTAAAATGTTTTGCTCTGCTAATTCTACAGCGTTACGAACAAACTTATCAACATTAAATATACCATTAAGTTCAGATGTTAACTTACCTGCTGTTTCAACATCTTCAAGTAACATAGCATTAATATCACCATTGTGTTTTTTAGTTGAGTTAACAACCATATTTAATGGTTCAATTTTACTTGTTTTACCTGCTCTTTCAACTTTTGCGGCAAGAGTAACAGTGTTAATATCGTTCCATAAAGTTTTGCTATCTTCTAAACCACCAGTTGCTGCTTTAAGAACAGTTCTAGCAACTTCTGCAGCGTTATCGCCAAAGCGGGCTGTGGTGATGTCACCAAGAACAGATGCTAAAAGTTCAGGGTTAGATGATTTAGCAACTACACGATTCTTTAATAGTGTTGTTGCATCTGAAGCAACTGCTTCATCAATGAACTGATTCCAACCACTTGTTTTAAAAGCCTGTGCACCTTTTGCGGCTTCGGCACTTAAAGATGTGTCTAGTAATCCTTTACGAGCAATACTTAAACCTTTACCAACTTTAGATAATGGGTCTGTGTACCAAGTTACAGCAGCATCTACCCCACCAGAAAGGATACGTCCAGTCATTTCTGTTTGGAATGCTTGCTTGCGTTGGTCTTCGTCGTATAAATCAAAATTTTCTTTAGCAAAAGTTGGTAACTTGTTATCAACTAGTTGTGCTACACCACGAAAAGGTTGAAGTATTTCTGAACCACCAAGAAGAGCCTGTCCTGGGGAAATCTCTCCAGCATAATCATCAAAAGTTTGTTTAATATCGGTAAGTTGAAAACCGTCTTTGTAAACAGGGTTATCTTTATCTGTTAAAAGAACAGCAGTACTGATACCACGACCAACAGGCTTAGCAACATTTTCAACGTAACCTTTTAAGGTACTACCAAAAGCGTTCTTTGTTTTTTCAGCCCAGTCGCCTATTAAACTCATTGATTATTTTCCGTTGTTATAATTCGAATAATTTCATCGTGGTCTTCATCTTTTAAAGATGAGATATGTGCAAGTCCCCATCCGAGACCTGCATTTTCATTACCTAAAGCGGTTAAATATTTTCCAAAATTCATAGCCCAACGAGGTGTTTCCATATTAAACCTCTCTTTGAGTATAATCTCTATTTGCCGCATCTAGTGTTGGTCTTCTTGCATCAATAAATCTAACAAAATCTCTTACGGATTCTGGTGCATCTTCACTATTAGCGGCTGCTCTAATCATTGGCATAAAACCACTAAGTTTATCTAAGTCACGTTTTTGAGGTGAATCAGTAATACCAGTACCTAAACTTAAACCTGCTTGAGCAGGAGTTGGTCCGTCACCAAAAGGCATACCAGTTTCTGCTGGTTGGTCTGGAAAACTTGTTTCATCAGTTAATCTTGGCATACCAGGAACTTGCATACTAGAATTAAACTTCATTTTATTAGGTGTACCTACACCTTTAGAAGTAGGTGCTGCAGACTTTTGGTTCTCAATGGCTTTACGTTCACCATATTTACCATCACTAGGTGTCATTCTTTCATTTGCAACGTTTTCTGTTGCTTTACGTTTAGATAAAGCACCAGGAGGTGAAACTACTGCACCATTAGTTGGTTTTCTGTAACCGCCTCTTGCCATTTAATCCTCGTCTTCGTCAGGGTTGCTAAATTTTTCGTCCAATAGTCTTGCTGATTCGGTAATCATTCCCTGTAACTTCCAATTAGGGGACTTACCGTCATCTAAAACGTGTAAAAAGTATTTACCGTTAGAGTCAATCATTTCAACAACAGTTACAAGTCCTGTAACCATTGCACCCATAGGGTGTAAATCTTGTACAAAACCATTTAACGCATCCTGAAACTGTTTAACATAATCAGATTGCGTACGTTTTGTCATTTTTTATCCTTGTAGTTGTGCCAATAAATCTGCTAATCCCGCTGGAGGCTGTCCGCCTTCTTCGGGTGCCCCTGGAGGAGGTGTTGCAGGAGCCGCGGGGACGGTTTGCTCAACTGGAACAGAAGGTCCACCTGCAGGGGCAACTTGTGGGGCTGGTGCAGCAGCAGGTTTAGGTGCGAATACATCGCTAACCGCTTCTTCTATAGCGGTACCTTTCTGTCTTGCTTTGATTACTTCAGCCATTTTCATTGCTAAATCTGATGGGTCTTGACCTTGTGCTGTCATTTGAGGAATTGCTTGAGCCAATTGTGACATTGCTAAGTTTAAGTTATCACGCATACGTTGAACATCAATTGATTGTTGTTCACCTGATACGTTCATTGACCAAGGTAGTTCGCGCATAACGAAATCTCTTGATACTAAATCTGCACCTAATGCTTGTAGTGAGAATATTAATGCACGACTTGGGTCAAGTCCTGCCATTAGACCATAACGTACTTGAATGTTGTAGTCGCCTTTAATATCTTTACGTGGAACATATGTTAATTCAAAAGGTCCACCATTTTGTACACCTTGAATTGTTTTTTCGTTTGGAAAAAGTTTTTCATCCATACGGAAAGATAAAGCCATAACATCTTCAAAAGTATCTGCAAGTATTTGTTGACCAGTTTTTACTTGTGTATCAAAAGCACCAAGTAATGCTTGTACACCTTGACCTGTAATAACTGATGCATCAATTGTTCCTGAACGTCCTTCAGGGTATCTTGCACCAAGACGCATTTCTTGTTGTAAGATTGCTGATTCTGTGAACACAGCAGGTGGTAAATCCATACCAACTTTACGAATGTTCTGTGGTTGTGAAGTTCTTAGAACAGCATCAGGTCCAAAAGCAAACTCTTGAACATCGTTTGGTACTGCAAGTGGTGCGTTAACAGATTTCTCTGCAGCATCCATTGCAAGGTAAGCAAAACGTGCGCGTGCTATTTGTACCCAGAGAACATCATCAAATTGTCCGCGTGGTTCATCATCAATACCAGGTCTCATTGCTACACGTACCATTAGTTCACCCATTGGGTTTTCTATTTGGCGTAGAACAAAGTTACCTTTAGTTGGTAAGAATAAAACTATTTGGTCAGCATCTTCATAACGAACCATTTCAATTGGTGCATTATAATCAACTGTTGCAGAGTTAGTTCCAGCAAGGATTTGACCTTGATATTCTGGGAACTCTGTTATTAGTTCACCAATTGATTTAACATATCGTTTTGAAAAAGAAACAAGTTTCTTAAAACGATTAAATTCAGGGTAGCAACCTATTGGGTTCTCGATGCGTATCTGTGGTAAACGTGTTTCCTCATTTGGTTCAACCATAATTGGCAAAAAGCCGTAGGTACCGTACCAGTCCGCACCAGTATACATTTGCGTTTGCAAACGTGCTACCGAGATGTAATTGTTTGCAATAAGAGTGCGAATGTCAGCATTCTTTTTTGCTTTGTCAGAATTTTGATTACGTGAAATACAGTTAAAAGAAGGAAGAGGTGCTAATACTTCTGCAACGTCTCTTGCTGCAACGTCAACAAAGTTGGCAATCATAGCCTTAGTTGTTCCCTCTGGGAAAAAGTCTGGTGCTATGTCGTGCATTTTACCGCGTCGTACTTCAAGCACGTTACTCATACGGTTATCGCGTTCAGCGTTGCGGCGTTTTATTGCCTCAACTTTGATTGCAATTTGTTCAACTGTTAACATTATCTGCTTTCTTTAAAATTATTTAGTACCAGATTTTTTGATTTTAATATCTGATTTAACTTTTATAGGTTTACTATATTCTGTTTTAGAAAATGTACCATCTCTTTGAAGTTTTGGTTTTTTTGCTAAAACATATGCTTCTCGTTTATCACGGTTAGTCCAATCCCAAAAATCATATCCTTGAAGTTTATATCCTCGAGAAGGTCTATCGCTTTTAACTCGAACGCCTTCATTATTATTAAAAGCATCTACTATTTTATCTTTTTTCATTATTATTCCATTTCTTTACATATAGAATTGCTGTTGTTGTTGGTCGGCATACTCTTCATCCAAATCAACAACCATACGATTGTTCAATTGTCTTTTAGTAGCCCACCTTGAAGTTGTAAACTTTGGTGCAAAATTATTTCTCTCAAGCCATTCGCGTGCAACAAGTTGGGTAAACCAAAGAGCCATCACCATATCCGATGGTTGCTTCTTATGCATATCAGGTTTCCAAACAATTAACTGGTTAACCAATGCTTTCATACCCTCAGAACCTTCAGTTGAAGGCAAATGCATCAAGTTTGAGTTTTTTTCAAACTTTCCTTCTCGTACAACCCCAAAGAGTGGAGCCATAGATGCAACACCGAAGCCAACGTCCCACTTGTTATTGCCAGTGTAATGCTCACGAAACTGGATTCCCCTTGAAGATAAAAAGTCTCGTATCGCTTCATCTTTGGTGAGGAAGAGTTGGAAAGCATTTTTCTCCACTACAATAACGTTAGGTTGATATTTGTAAGTCCAGTCCTCAATCAGTTCCCTGATTTTACCTGGAGTAGGTTCAGTCATATTTAAAGCATCAAGAATGTACTGCTCACTAGAATCCATTTCAACAGCCACACACACCGCTGCGGTAGCACCTGCCATAGCAGGGTCAATACCAATGATAACCCTGAAGTTACCGTCATCAGGATGACCTGGTGCGTTAGGGTTCAATACCCCAACTTTACGCATACCTTGAATAGAACCTTGAACAGCCAAAGGTGGAAAAATGGAATCATCTTCAACATCTTGCTGCTGATAAACCATAGCCCAAGTAGAAGGGGTGACCTCTGCGCGTCTTTGAAAAAGCGTCGGACCATCCCACTTAGGGTATAATCCATCAGAATCGGCTGTGGTGTCCTCGTCGCCATCC